ATTTCTTCAGAGATAAGGTCTTCGATTTTTTCTTGGATTGCTCGTTTGATTGGTCGAGCTCCGTATTTTTCATCGAATCCTACTTTTGAGATAAACTCTTTAACACCTTTAGTGATGTCAATGGTGTATCCTAACTTACCTACACGCTTAAGGAGTTTTGAAAGTTCAATCTCAACAATTTGTTGTACTTGAAGTTCTTTCAATGGGTTGAAGACAACTACCTCATCCACACGGTTTAGGAATTCAGGGGTGAAGAAGTTCTTAAGTTCTTTTTCAAGTAGAACTTTTTTCAACTCTTCATCTTTTGACATACGAGTGGTGGTGTCAAAACCGATACCTGTTCCAAAATCTTGGAGTTTTTTAACACCCAAGTTTGAGGTCATAATAATCAAACAGTTTTTGAAGTTGATTTTGCGACCAAAGCTGTCGGTAAGGTGACCATCGTCCAACAATTGAAGAAGGAGTGAGAAGATGTCTTTATTGGCCTTTTCAATCTCATCAAACAATACCACAGAGTATGGTTTGTTTTTGACTGCTTCGGTTAATTGTCCACCTTCGTTGTAACCCACATATCCTGGAGGGGAACCAATCAAACGACTCATTGAATACTTCTCTTGGTATTCAGACATGTCCACTCGGATTAAAGCTTCCTCATCACCGAAGATTTCTTCAGCCAATCGTTTTGCTAAGTGTGTTTTACCAATACCTGTGGAACCCAAGAAGATGAATGAACCAATCGGACGATTTGGGTCTTTGATACCTACGCGATTTCTGCGGATTGCTTTTGAAATCTTTGTAACCGCTTCGGACTGACCAATAACCGTTTTGTTTAGGTTTTCCTCCAAGTTCAACAACGATTCAATCTCATCGGTGTTAAGTTTTGAAACCGGAATCTTTGTCATTGTGGATACCACTTCATACACCATCTCTTCCGTTACAAGACTACGGTTTGTGTTTTGGAGTTCTTCAAACTTCTTCTTCTCATCTTCCAACTTCTTAAGGAGTTTCTTTTCTTTGTCACGAAGTTGTGCTGCTTCTTCGTACTTCTGTTGTTTTACAACTTTGATTTTTTCATCCTTAATTGCCGATGCTTGAAGTTTCAGTTCTTCAATCTCTTCAGGTAGTTTAACACTAATCTGACTTTTTGCACCCACCTCATCCATAACATCGATGGCTTTGTCAGGGAACTCACGGTCCGTTACATAACGACCTGCCAAGGTCACACAAGCATCCAATGCCTCATCGGTATAGGTAACTTTGTGGTGTTTCTCGTAGAATGGTTTTAGACGCTGAAGAATTTCGAGTGTTTCTTCAGGGGACGCTCCGTCAACCATTACCTTTTGGAAACGACGCTCCAATGCTCCATCCTTTTCGATGTTCTCACGGTATTCGTCTAATGTGGTTGCACCAACACATTGAAGTTCACCACGAGCAAGTGCGGGTTTGAAGATATTGGATGCATCCAACGAACCTGATGAATTACCAGCACCGATGATTGTATGAATCTCATCGATGAATACAATAATCTCAGGGTGGTCGTGAAGCTCATCCAAAATAACCTTCAAACGCTCTTCAAACTGTCCACGATATTTTGTTCCTGCAACAATGGAAGTCATATCCAAAGATACGATTCGTTTGTCGGCAAGATTTTGTGGACAATCCCCTTGAAAGATTTTCATGGCAAGACCCTCAACGATTGCGGTTTTACCACAACCAGGTTCTCCAATGATAATTGGGTTGTTTTTCTTTCTTCGGGAAAGAATTTGAGCAATGCGAGAAATTTCGCGGTCTCGACCAATGACAGGGTCTAATTTACCTTCTTCGGCGAGTTTAATTAAATCTCGTGAAAAATTATCAAGTACGGGTGTACCTGATTGTGGGATTTCAGATTTTCCTCTTCGTCCTCCTTTTTCGTTTGGGTCTACTTCTTCAATCATATTCTTCTTTTAAAGTTTTTACGGTTCAAATGTAACAAAAATTATGATATAATCCAACAATCGTCAAATTGTCATTAAAAATTAATCTTGACTGACAAAATGTCATGTGTTATATTTATATTAGAGTTTGGCACATTTTTCACAGTGGTGAGTGTAAATAACAATACAAATATAATAAATAAAAAAGTAAAATAAAAAAATTATGTTCGGAAAAAGAAGAAATTTTAATGACCTATTTAACATGTTCAACGACATGGACTCCATGTTTAATCAACCATTCTTTGTGAAAGGTAAAACTAACGTAGAAGACGGAAATGACGAGAATGGAGATTGGCATAAAGAAAGTTTTGTATCTGACGATGGTATGTTCTCAGTAACAAGTATCGTTAGAACATACGGTAATGGCTCACCATTAAATCATAAGACCAAAAAGTCATCTACACAAATTGAGTCTTTGAAGAAAGAGCTTGAGCGTTGTGTTGAAGAACAGAATTATGAGAAAGCGGCAGAATTAAGAGACCAAATCAAGAAGTTGGAAGTTAACCAAGATAAAGTTGCTGAGTTAGAAAAGAATTTAAATAAAGCAATTCAAGAACAAGATTTTGAAACCGCAATCAAATTACGAGACCAAATTAAAGAGTTAAAAGGTTAAACAACGAACCCCTCCCACAAAGAGGGGTTTTTTATTTTTATTCATTTCATATACTTAATAAAAAAGTATAATGTTATGTCAATTAAAAGCGAAAAAATCGAAGGAAAACAAATCATAAACGAGGTTGAATCTAGTAACCTAACAAAAACTGTTTATGACACAGGTGAAAAGACAATGACCGTCACCTTTAAAAACGGAGCACAATACATGTATGAGGAAGTACCACATTCTGCTTATACAAAATTTAGAATGGCCGAATCTCAGGGAAGTTTTTTTAATAAAGAGATTTCTAAGAAATACAAATACAAAAAACTTACAAACTAATATTCTATACTATTTATATAGTAATGGAAAATTTTCAAAATATTCTTAAGAGTTTCTATGTAAAAGATGAACTCAATCCAAAAATTTGGGATAATCCCGAAAATCCTTCTGATGCCAAAATGAAAGAAGACATCAGAGAGAGATTATTGGAGATTGCAAATGAGTTTGTTAATTTCTTAGGTTTGGAAATTTTCGTTCAAAATGTAACCATGACTGGTTCTTTAGCTAACTATAATTGGTCAGAATTTTCAGATGTAGATTTACACATCATGTATGATTTTAATGAATCAGGTGATAAAAAAGATTTGGTTGCAGAATTATTTAAATTAAAGAAAACATTATTTAATTCAACACACGATATCACGGTAAAAGGATATGACGTTGAATTATATGTACAAGACACTAATGAACCTCACATTTCCAGTGGGGTTTATTCCGTTTTATACGATGAGTGGATTAACGAACCATCACCTGAGGAAGTAACAATAGATGAAGCTAAATTGAAAGAAAAAGTCGAGCAATGGACTGATATGATTGATTTGGTAATTAGTGATATTGAAGAGGGTGACGAAGATTTACACCAATCAATTGATAAGATTGATAAGTTAAAAGATAAACTAAAGAAGTATAGAAGTTGTGGTTTAGAAAAAAATGGTGAGTATTCTTATGAGAATTTGGTGTTTAAATTTTTAAGAAGAAACGGATATATTCAAAAACTCTTTGACTTCGAAAATGACATTATTGATAAAAAATTGTCGTTAGAAACAGAAGAAATCATTTAAGATTCGTCTTAAATATAAAGAAAAATGGAAAAACGCAACTATCAATATATTTATTAATAAAAAATAATTATGGGAATTACTGGATGTACGGACAATTATTATTCTTATGAATTACCCTGGAATGCGAGTGGAGACACAGTAACTCCTCTACATCCGGTATTTACCGAAGGGGATAATCCAGACAATGGAGCTCAACAATGTATGTCAGTTACATTGGGAGGTTCAGGACTAAACAATTAAAAAAAATTAAACAAACATAAAAATGGCAGATTTAAGACCTATTGGAAGTGAAAAGTTAGAAGGTAGTGATAAGTTAAGACGTATCATGGAAATCGCTAATTACGGCAACACTAACTCTAACATCAACGAATCATCTTCTTCGGCATCAGAATATTCAATTCAATTAGCCGATGGAAATTATTACGGTATCGTGAGAGAAAAATCAGGATATATCGTTAAAAGAGGAATCAATGAATCACAATTAGATTACATTGACCCAATGAAAAACAGAAAATATCATAGTTCATATTCACAAGCAATGAGAAAGATTAATTTGATTGCGGGTGAATTAAATAGATTACACGAAAACGAAGAAGGTGTTAATCTTATTGGTGAACAGAAAAAATTTGTTTTAAAAACTCCTAAACCAGCAGAACCTGAAGTTGATATGTCAGCTTCTATGGATGTTGAAGCACCTGCTCCAGCTCCCGCTCCAGCTCCTGCACCTGAAGGTGGAGAAGAAATGGATATGAGTATGGACGCGGCTCCTGCACCTGAAGGAGGTGAAGAAATGGACATGAGTATGGATATGGATGCACCTGAAGGAGGAGATGACGATGAAGAAACGTCATTTAAAACAATTCAAAAATTAACAGGAAAATTAGGTCAAAAATTAAGAACATTCGACTCATCACAAGGAATGTCTTCTGAAAATATTAAGTATGTGTTAAATTCAATTTTATCTGCCTTGGATTTATCAAAACTTACTGAAGAAGATTATGATGATGTAATGTCTAAGTTTGAAGAAGATGAAGACGAAGTTGATTATGGTGTTGAAGATGAAACAGATATCGATATTGAAGCTGGGGACGACTTAGATTTCGGTGATGATATGGAAATGGACGCTGAGGTTGATGCTGAGGTTGGTGAAATGACTGAAGACCATTATGAAGGGCATGATGAAGACTACGATGATATGTTCTTAAGTATCGGTGATGAACCCTGGTTTAACAGAGGTGATAGAAAATATGAAGGAGACTTCGATTTTGAATACGATGAAGAGGATATAGACTCATACGATGATTTAATGTCAAAATATGGTAAAAAACAAAAATGGTTTGCACCTGAAAGAAGTGACGCAAGAGAATTCGGAATGACTGGTGACGGTAGAAGAATGTTTGATATGTATAAAGAAAAATATGGACAACCATTCAAACTTCGTAAAAGAAGACCAGTAAATGCATCATACGATAGTGCTTTAGATGAGATTTTCTCAGAATCAAAAATTGAAAAGGTATTATCAAAATACTTTGTAGTTACTGAGTCTGAAGAAAAAATGAACAAAGATAAAGAAGTAAAAAAATATATCACAGAAAGAGTTAAGAATTCTTTGGTAAGAAAAGAAATCAAAAACTTATGTGAAACAGTTGAGCAAGAATTAACTGCAGATTTTATCATTAAGGAACACAATAATGTTAAATTCATTGGTAAGACTAACAAACAGAATTTAGTGTTTGAAGCTGATGGAAAAACAATTAAAGTTTCCTCTAAAGGTGAAATTTTATGAAATTAGTTTACGTTAACGAACTAGGTCCAAACTATAAGGGAGATAACGTATATGAATTTATCTTCTCCACACAAGAAGATGTATGGGGTGATGATTGGGACATTGAACCAGCTTCAGGGAGACCAACACCACCCCATATTCAATTTATAGAAAAGGTGGGAGTTTTGAAAAACTCAGGTATTGAACTAAACCTAATTCAAAACTCAGACTTCTTTTCAGTGTTTGACTCTGTTGAGGGAGTCATCGCTCTCGGGTGGGAAAACTCTGATAGCGAAGCCGTTGTAGATAAAAAATATACCCGTTTGGTTTTCCATTACGGTGAAAGTGAAAAATCTGTTTCGGATAAATTATATGAAAGAGACATAGTTCTCAAATGGGAAAAAAGTTTAGTAGAATGAAAACTAATGATATTAGAGTAATAAAATTAATGAAAGAGGGTTTCTCATTTGAAACTCTTCGTAATTTAAATGAGAGCCAAATAAATGTTCTTTACAAAAGAATTGTGAAAGAACAGGGTACGGTTACAGTACCTAAAGACACAGAACCAAATAAAATTGCGGACATAGCAAAAACAGGTACAAATGTACAAATCGCTGACGGTGAACTAGGTGAAGATACCGAAGATGATGACCCTCTAAATCCCTATGGTAGTGGAGAAACCACTCAAGCACCTCATCAGGTAGGTCCATCAACAAACGATGGTTTTGGTGTTGACCCTGGTAAAACTCCTGGTATGTACCAAGACGGTATGGATGAAGGAGAATTAGAAGAAAAGGCGGTTTCAAAAAAACAACAAAAATTTATGGGTGTTGTAAAGGCAATGCAAGATGGTGATTTACCTATAAAAGGTAGGGCTGGTAAAGTGGCTCAAGAAATGAAACCTTCAGACGTTGATGATTTTGCAAGTACAAAACATAAAGGTTTACCTACTAAAGTTGAAAATACAAAAAAAGAATCTTATCTTCGTAATGTAAAGATGATTGAAGAATCATTGATTAAGTTAGTTCAAAAACACATTACACCCGTTATGACAAAGAAAGATTTAATGAATATTGTAGAGGCAGGTCCTGGCACAAAAGAGGCACCTGTAAAAACTCCTACTCGTACAAAGCCTGATAAACCATCTTGGACAAAACCAAAACATGTTCCAGCACCAAAGGCTAAAAAAGATGATGAGACATTTACAATGCAATTACCATCATTTTTACAATTTGATAATTTAAATATAGAATTTAACGATGAAAAAAAATCTTAAAGAAATGCCGGTAGATTACGGTGACAATCCGGAAAGAATGTCTCCAGACATCCAAAAAAAAATTGAGGATAGAGAAACACCTTTGTCTGATTCACCAGCATTTCCTGAACAAGAAGGTGATAATACTTTTGAAGAGTTAATTGCATCTAAACGATTTAAAGATGTTGTTGACAAAGTAAAAAGATATACAGGTTTAGAGACTATTGCAGGTCAAAACGCCTTTATGCAACTTCAGATGATGATGATGCAGGCGGTTCAAAAAGTAAAAGCTATTGAAAATGGTAATGAAGAATATTTAGAAAACTTAGCTGTTGACCTTGTTAAAAAAGAAATGTCGATACCTGATGACGCATTTTTATTTGATGTTGAATTAATTGGTTCACCATCTCAGATGGATACGTCTAAAATGAGAAAACAATCAGAAGAACCATCAGCAGAAGATATTGAACAAAACTTTGGTGTTTCTGAAGATGAGGCTGAAGAAGATTTAGATAATTTTATGGCGGCTTTTGATAAGTTTGACATGGAAAAGGCTAAAAGAAGATTTATCAATTCATTAATTCAAGGTGCATCAAAAAAGGGACATTATATGTTTAGTTTGGTGGAAGAAGAATTGAATAGATTAAATCCTGAATTGTTAAATTTATATGGTGTATTAATGTCAATTAACGATTTGGTTTATTGGATTATGCCTGATGAAGCCGCACAAATGATGGCGGGTTCAGGTCAAGGAGTTGCCGGCTCAGAAGAGATAGATGATTCTACTGACCCTGTTACTATTAAAGCAAAAGGAATGTTCTTCCCCGTTTTAATCCATGAATTATTAAAAGGAGTATACGAAATTATGGGAACTCAAGGATTACCTGACGACCCAAAGCAAGCTGAAATGGTTATGGCGTCTCAAGATACGTTACCATATGAAATATGGGATTTAAGATTAGGTCCTGTAATTTGGGAGAAATTCTTATCTGTTTATCCTGATGAATTATTTGAAGAAGATATGAGGGAAATACAAAATTATCTTTTCTCAAGATTTTCAGCAATTAGTACCGACCAATTTTTTGAATTGGCTAAAGAAATATTATCTGGAAGTGAAGATGGTAAGAAGGCGGTAAGAGCCATGGTTGATGAAATCATACAAGAAATTAAAGACGAAGAATATGAAAAGTCTATGAGTCAATTTAGAGACGATGATGAAGGATTTGATTTGGATGATTTCTTGGATGGTTTAGGTATTGGTGGTCCTGCAGTATAAAAAGTAAAGAAATGAGAACATGGGTTTATCAAGAGAACAGGCTATACTCGAATATGCACGTTGTGTAAAGGATACTCCATATGCTCTAAAAACTTACCTTCAAACATACGATAATACACAATCTCGTTACGTTCCGTTAGAATTATTTCCAGACCAAGAACACTTAATAAATGACTACGATAGTTTTGAGGAAAACATTGCCTTAAAATATCGTCAGGCAGGTGTATCTACAGTAACGTCTGCATGGGTATCAAAAAGATTGGTTACCGCCTCTAAAACAAAACCTGAAAAAATTCTTATTATTGCCAACAAATTAGATACATCTATGGAGATGGCAAACAAAGTTAGAGCTTTTGTTGACCAATGGCCAGGATGGTTTGGTGTTGGGTTTTCACAAGAAAAGAACTCACAAAGACACTTTAAATTAACTAATGGTTGTGAGGTTAAAGCCGTTGCAACATCTAAAGATGCTTTGCGTGGTTATACACCTACTATTCTTATTTTTGATGAGGCTGCGTTTATTGATGCAGATGATGATTTCTGGTCTGCTTGTATGGCATCGTTATCTACGGGTGGTAAGGTAATAGTAATATCTACACCTAATGGTTTTGATGCAATTTATTATGCAATCTACGACCAAGCCTTAAGAGGAATGAATGATTTCCGTATTACTGAAATGTACTGGTATCGTGACCCTCGTTATGCAAAAGATTTAAAACTTATTAAGTGTAAAGATATAGTTCATTATATGCTCAATAGAGAAGATTATGACGATAATGAAATAATAATTGAATATGGTCATATAGACCCAATGAAGAGAGATTTTGAAGAAATTAAATCAAAATTTTCTGAAGGTTACAAACCATATTCGTCATGGTTTGAGTCTATGGCAAAAAAACTTAAGTTTGACCGTAGAAAAATTGCACAGGAATTAGAATGTAATTTCTTGGGTTCAGGTGACAATGTGATTCCACCTGAGACTGTAGAATTCTTAAGAGAGAATACTATTATGGAGCCTGAAAATAAGTTTATGGGTGGTGCAATGTGGCAATGGAAAGAACCCATTGAAGGTCATAAATATATTATGGGTATTGACGTATCTCGTGGTGATTCTGAAGACTTTACAACATTTTGTATTGTTGATTTTGATGAAAGAGAACAGGTTTTAGAATATTTGGGTAAGATTCCACCTGACGTTGCTGCTGAGGTTGCATTTAAGTGGGCAACAATGTATAATGCTTTTGTTGTAATTGATATCACTGGAGGTATGGGTGTGTCAACATCACGTAAACTACAAGAAATGGGATATAAAAATTTGTATGTTGATGGTGTTAATATGGCGGATAAATGGAAATATAATCCAAAAATGCATGAAAAGATTCCGGGTTTAAATTTTAATTCAAAAAGGGTACAGATTATTGCTGCTTTTGAAGAGGCTCTAAGACATAACTTTAAAGTACGTTCTAATAGGTTGTTAAATGAATTGGGTACATTTGTGTATGTAAATGGTAGACCTGACCACCAAAAAGGACAACATGATGACCTTATTATGGCAATGGCGATGTCGATATATGTGGGTGAAAGTTCATTTAGTCAACTAGAAAAAGTAACAGAACAGACAAAGGCGATGTTAGATAGTTGGTCTGTATCTACTAATGAGTATAAAGAAAAATCACAAGATTTTAATCCATCTATCCCGGTAATGCCAAATTCAAATAATCATAGAGGTATGTATCAAAACCCATCAAGAAATGATTATGAGAAGTATTTATGGTTATTCGGTAAGTGATATTTAATTTAATTAAATATTTCATACTATTTATGTAAAAAGTATTTGAATGGCAGAAAACAATTTAACAATATGGCAAAGACTCGGTCAAGTATTTGGTCCTGACTCTACTTTAGACCAACAAGCACCCATATATAGGTTTGATAAGAAAGAACTCTTAAAGACTCCTAACAAACAGGATTATGAAAGAGAAAAACTTCAAGCACAACAATCCTTATATTTAGGTCAACAATGGACAAAGATTGAAAATAATCTTTATACACAAGCCGTTTACTACGAACCAACTAGACTTGCGTCTTATTACGATTATGAGAGTATGGAATATACTCCTGAAATATCTGCCGCATTAGATATATACGCTGAAGAATCAACAACAACAAATGAAGATGGATTTATATTACAAATTTATTCAGAGAGTAAACGTATTAAATCAGTTCTTGCTGACTTGTTCAACAATAGACTTGATATTAATACTAACTTACCTATGTGGACAAGAAATACTTGTAAGTTTGGTGACAACTTTGTCTATTTAAAGTTAGACCCTGAAAAAGGGATTATGGGTGGACAACAACTTCCTAATATTCAGATTGAAAGATTAGAAAGAGGTATGAAATATTCACCAAATAGAAGTAGTACAACCACAGAGAACGACGCTCTAAAGTTCTTATGGAAAGATAAGGATATGGAGTTTAACACTTGGGAGATTGCCCACTTTAGATTATTGGGTGACGACCGAAAACTTCCGTATGGTACTTCTATGTTAGAAAAAGCAAGAAGAATATGGAAACAGTTATTATTAGCCGAAGATGCGATGTTAATATACAGAACATCAAGAGCACCTGAAAGAAGGGTATTTAAAATATTCGTTGGTAACATGGACGATAAAGACGTTGAACCATATGTAAACCGAGTCGCGAATAAATTTAAAAGAGACCAAATTGTGGACCCATCAAACGGTAATGTGGATTTGAGATACAATCAGATGGCGGTTGACCAGGATTATTTTATTCCTGTTCGTGACCCAAATGCACCAAACCCAATTGATACATTACCGGGTGCACAGAACCTTTCAGAGATTGCAGATATTGAATACATCCAAAAGAAATTGTTAACGGCTCTTCGTGTTCCTAAGGCATTCTTGGGATTTGAAGAGGTAGTTGGTGATGGTAAAAACCTATCATTACAGGATATTAGATTTGCAAGAACTATTAATAGAATTCAAAAATCTATGATTCAAGAATTAAATAAGATTGCTATTATTCACCTTTATCTTTTAGGTTTTGAGGATGAATTAAACAATTTTACTTTAGGTCTTACCAATCCATCAACACAAGCAGACCTTCTTAAGGTTGAACAATGGCAACAGAAAATTCAGTTGTATCGTGATGCTACTACTGACCCAGGAAATGGTATATTACCTGTTTCAGCGTCATGGGCTAAGAAACACATTCTTGGGTTCTCAGATGAGGAAATTAAGTTGGATATTCAGCAACAACGTATTGAAAAGGCGGTTGCATCTGAACTTGAAAAGACTGCTGAGGTTATAACTAAGACAGGTATTTTCTCAAATATTGATAAATTATATGGTAACAAACCTGGTGAAGGAGGAAGTGCAACACCTGAAGGTGAAGTAACCGAACCTGCGGATACAGGATTTGGAGACCTTGGCGGAGGACTTGGTGATATGGGTGGAGGTGAGAGCACACCACCAGCACCTGACTTAGGTGGAGGAGGTGAAGAGGCGGCACCAGCACCTGAATTGGCACCTGAATCAAGAAACATGGACGATTTAAATTTGATACTTGAAGATGACTTATTAAGTGGTTTAGATACTTTAGATTTATCAAAAGGAAAGAAATCAATAAATGAAATAGACGATAAATTGAGCGAGTTGTTAAATTCGTAATATTTATTAAAAAAAAATATTATGACAAAATTCGGTATTATAAAAACTAAAATTGAAGAGTCTATGGCTAAACTCTACGGTAAAGAAGGGTTTAAGTCACATCTTAAGAACTTCAAAACAAAAGTTTTGGAAAATAAAAACTTATCAAACATATATTACATTTATGATGATTTATCATCTAAAAAAGGTATTGATAAGGAAATTGCCACAGAGTATGTTAATGAGTCTATTGAACAATTACAATCATTAATTGAAAAGAGTAATAATGAAATTAAATCATTGTCTGAATGGATTGATACAATCATTAAAGATGATATGAACAATTACTCAGATATTGATAATGTGGTTTATAATAACAAGTCAATTAAGAATTTAGAAAGTGTATTAGAATCTAAGAAGAATATTAAGAATGTTATTGTTTCAACAAAAGAGTCTAAAGTGGTAAAAGAGTCAATTAATATACCATTGTCGTCAATGTTAAAAATTGCATCTAATTCTTTCAATAAAGAATATGAGAATATTAATGAATCTGAAAAAGAAGAATTAAAAAATTTATTGTCATTGTCTAAAGATGAGGTAAAGGTTAAATTTGAAGAATTAAAAGAATCTGTATTAAATAAATTAAATTCAAATTTAAACGAAACTAACGATTCAGAAATCAAAGAAAAAATAGGATTAACAATAAACAAAATTTCTGAATCACAAAGTGATTTATTATCACTTTATAAACTTAAACAATTAAATGAAGGATTATGAAAAAAGTTTTAGAATTTATTAAGAAAATTTATTCAGTATGTAAGAACTGGGTCGTATCTAACGGAGTAGAAGGTGTATTAGGTCTTCTAGTTGGTTTAGTACTTTGGATTATGGGATACAAAATTTGGGCTGGATTTTCATTTGGTGTATTTGCTACACGCAATTGGGATATCTTAAAAGCTTGGGTTATGTCTAAATTTAATAAGTAATATAAATTTTCTTTAAAAATAAAAAGGTGTCTTTCGACACCTTTTTTTGTTTTTAGTCTTTTAGACTGTCCTTTAATTGTTGAACGTATTTGGCTTTTTTGATTTTTTCTCTTTTTACCGTACACTTCTTTTTAAATTCTTGACGGTTACGAACCTCTTCCATTTGTTTGGTTTTGATGACCTTATACTTATAACGTTTAAGGGCTCTATCAATAGATTCGTTTTTTCCTACCTGTATTACTATCATATATTAATATTATGATAATAAATATATTCATTGTAGTCAAGTTTTGACTTAGAGCTAAAATTGTTTTATAATTTATAAAAATAAACGAAGAGTAATATGAAAATTAATGAAAAAAGGTAAAACATCTAAGTTAAATGTTTTTGAAAATGCTAAATGTTATTATGGTACAGTAGATTCTAAAGAATTAAAAACAATTTATATAGTTATTCAATCATGGGTTGAACCAAAAAAAGAAGTACAAAATTGGGATAGAGTAACGGGTAATTTAAAAAGACAAATTCAACATAATTTATTAGAAAGTGTTGATTTGATAACATTTGAAAAACATTCAATAGTTGATTTAGATTTAAGGACTAGCGGAATACAAATGGATAAGAGGTCATTTATGAATTTAGAAATAACTCTATTTTTAAAAGATAAAAATCAAGATTTTAAATCACTAATTTTAAGAGATAAAATAAAAACAATAGTAACGTCAGTATATAAGGACGAGTTGTATAATTCCACATATTTTACATTATCAAAAAGTAAAACCAAAAAGGTTTAATATTTATTGTAAAATTCTATCGTGAATATATTAATAACCGAAGAACAATTAAAAAAATTTAAAAAGCATCTTAAAGAAGAAAAAAATTCTTTAGATGCTTTAAATAATTTCATAGATAAGAACAAAGTTTATGAAACAGGTTCTTTAAAAATTTATT